TGTACCGACCGCCCCGACAACCTCGTTGCCATCATCGTGCTGGCGTCGACAACCTACGCTCAAATCCTCGTCGCGAACGAGAAATACGGAGACTGAAATGACTGACACCAAGAACGCCGTCGCCGAAACAGCGAAAGCCGCCCTGCCCGCCCACCTTGCACAGGGCAAGCAGGCATCGTTCGGCAACATCGACCAGAACGACCTGATTATTCCCCGCGTCAAACTGCTGCAGTCGACGTCCGAGGAAGTCGAAAAGTACATCGAACGCGGCGCTCGCACCGGGGTGTTCTGGCACACCCTCACCGAAGAGCCGATGGGCAACTCGCTCAAGTTCGTGCCCCTGATCCTCAAGAAGGAGCTGGTATTGTGGGCACCTCGCGGCGACGATCGCGGCATTCTCGCCCGCTCGTCGGACTGCATCAATTGGGATGATGGCTTCGCGAACATGGAGCATCAGGTCAAGCTCAAGGGCGTCAAGGAACCGGTCATCTACAATACGATGGGCAGCGTCGCCGAAAGCAAGCTGGCCGATTTCGGTTCCTCGATCCCCGGCGACCCGCAGTCCAAGCCCGCCGCGTCGTTGACGTACCGGATGATGTTCTACTTCCCGGACTTCGCCGATGCGTCGCCCGCGATCGTCATCAACACTCGGTCGAGCATCAAAGCCGCCAAGGGCCTGATCAGCAAGATCGAGTTGAAGCCGGTGGACCACTACTACCAGCTCTACACGATGGGCGTCACGGACGAGGTCGGCGACGAAGGCCCGTACAAGGGCTATTCCTACAGCTCGGCTGGCTACATCGAAGATCCGGACCTCGCCAACAAGATGAAGGAAGTCTACGACAAGTTCCGGGCGCTTGACTGGAAGGCCAACGAGGAAACCGACGACACAACGACTGCGGGTGCTGGCGCATCGGGTGCAGGGCGTGTCGGCGGTGAAGCCAAGGCCGACGGCGGCGGCAAATTCTAACCGGCTAACCCTAGGTCGATAAAATAGGCGTAAAGCTTGCACATCGTGGCAGTCGGGCAAGGACATCGACTAACCAAACCTACGAGACGCAGGCAGTCAAAAGGCAAAGGGGCCGCACAGCGGCATTGGTTAGACGGGGTGGGCATTGGCGCTAGTCGCATCTCTTGCCCACCCCACAACTCATTAAGGACAGGCAGATGAACGAGGAAACAGTAGTCAGGATGGCCGACCTCCTGCGGCGGCGCAAAACGCAGCGCGAATGCCTAGCCACGCAGCTTGCGAACAGAGCCAAGGTGGACGCTAGTATTCAAACCCACGTCGACGAAATCAACAAAATCAACAAAATCCAGCGCGCACTGGCAGAATGGGGATATACGGGTCAATGAGCGACATGGGCGATTTGTTCCGTGAAATGCGGGAAGAAAAGCAGGCCCGCCGCCACGCCAATATGGTGAAGGCGCGGACTGAGATGGAAGCCGACAGGGACGACTGGACGATGCACAACTCCAGCCACTATTCGAGGGACCTTTGCGGGGACAAGCTGCAGTACTGGCCCTCGGCCAACAAGTGGCACTGGAATAAACGTACCTACCACGGCACTTATTCGGACCTCAAAGCATTCATAAGGAACCGACAATCATGATTAAAACCGGCATTATCGATCCCGACCTCGCGCTTCGTATCGTCCGAACTTCGCCAGTCATCGCGTACGATACCGAAACAGACGGCCTTCTGGTGACAAGCATCATCGTCGGCTACGTCATAACTGATTGGGAGCATTCTGTTTATGTACCAGTACGACACGAAGCGGGCGGCAATATCCCGCACGTCGACGAGTTCGAGGCCGCGCTCGCTGACGCATTTGCGGAGCGGACTCGGTTGGGTTTGCGCACTGTCGGCCACCATCTGGGCTTTGATCTTCGTGGGTCTCTGCGTCGCGGTATTGTAGTCGGATCACCCTGCGAGGACACCCAGATCAACGAAACGTTGATCGACGACACCACCATCGGTCTTGGCCTTGACGACTGCGCACGCAGACACGGGGTCACCGAAAAGAAAGGTGACGAGCTGTATCGCGCCATCGCTCAGCGTTTCGGCGGTATGCCGGATCGTAAATCCATGGCTAATTACTGGCGAATGCCGGGAGATGACTTCCTTGTGGTGGATTACGCCACGGGCGACGGCGTGACGACGTTGGAGCTGTGGCAGTCCCAACAGAAGCTGATCGACGAAGATAACATCCGTGTTCCGTGGCAGCTGGAGTGCGACCTACTACCCTACCTCGCCCGCATGCACCACCGTGGAATACGGGTAGATGCCGACTACGCCGAAAAGTCGGCTGTAGAGCTTAAGGCGTCGATAGAGACGGCCAAAGCGAAATTTCCCCCTGGTTTCAACGTGCGCTCGACCAGCGAACTTGAAGGGCTGTTCCGCGCTCAGGGCTACACTGACAACATGTTTGATCGGACGCCGCCCTCTAAAACCAAGCCCAACGGGCAACTCAGCTTTAAGGAGAAGTGGCTTGAGAAAAGTGCAATCGGTGAGGATGTCCTTTCGGTGCGACGACTCGAAAAGGCCGGTAGTAGTTTCATTGCCCCCCTTGTTGATACCCACAACATCGGCGGGCGGGTTTACCCCGTTCTTCATCAGTCCAAGTCTGAAGAATACGGCGCGACGGGTTCTCGGCTATCTTGCTCCGAGCCTAACCTTCAAGCTTTCCCGAAGCGCAACAAGCTGATTGGCAAGGTCGTAAGGCCGCTGATCGTCGCGGACGAGAGCATGCTGATCGAAGAAGCCGACGCGATGCAGCAGGAGCCGCGCTTCTTCACCCACTATTCCGAAGACCCCGCGCTGATCACTGGTTATACGGACGGTACCCTTGACATCCACCAGCGGGCTTCGGACGTGCTCGAAATGGACCGCGAATACGCTAAGCGCCTTGGCCTCGGCATGTTGACGATGATGTCGCCCCCAACGCTGGCGATGCACATGGGTTACAGCCTCGACGAGGCGCGCCGCGATCATCGTCGCTATCTCGAAGACGCGTTCCCTCGTATCAAGGAATTTCAGGATCTCGCCAAGAAAACGGCGGCGCGTCGCGGCTACGTCAAGTCGATTCTTGGGCGTAGGGCGTATCTACCCGATCCTCGGTTTTCGTATAAGGCGATCAGCCGCATCATCCAGAACAGCGGCGGCGAGCATATGAAGACGGTGCTGTTGCGTATCAACCAGTACGAGGACGCCTACCCCGACATGGTGCAGGCCCTGCTTTCGATCCACGACTCCGGCATCTGGCAGCGCGACCCCGGCCACAGCCCCAAGGAGCTGATCCGCATCATGGAGAACGTGGTTCACGAGCCGCAGTTCAACTTGATCGTACCCATACCGTTCGAGTTGGGTTCCGGCAACAACTGGAGCGAGGCGTCCTACGGGCCTAAGCTCAAGGACAAAAAGGGGTGGAACATCTGATGGCTTGGGGTGGCGGCGATGAAACTGTCATTTTCGAAGGTCGCAAGGTCGGGCCTAGGACGGCGAAAGCGGAACTGGTGGATTACAACGGGAAGGAAGTGTGGTTGCCCCGGTCGCAGACAGTTGATATAATTGGTCCGTACGGTGACGACCTCGACTTATTCGAGTTTCACGTCACCAAATGGTGGGCCGGAAAGAACGGGATAGAGTAATGGGCAACGTAGTGAGGATGGACGGCTCAGAGTACGTCGACTACAAGGAGTTGCTGCAGCGGGCAATCGACGACCCCGAAATAAAACATGTGGTTATTGTAGTTGAGCGCACCGACGGCACGTCCGAGGTTTGGTACGACCGCCAAATGATAGGTCAAGTTGTGTACGCTTCGGCAATCCTGCAACACTTCACTGTGCAGATGATAGGCGGCACGAGTTGCGATCATGAATAACCAGCTCGAATCCGGCTACAAGAAGGACTGGGTAAAGGCCGTCAAAAAGGCTGGCGGTTACGCTCGCCGTATCGAGGATCAGTATGGCGTTGGTATCCTTGATACCGTCATCAAGTTGCCTGAACTACCCGTCGTTTTCGTCGAGGCAAAGCGGTTTACTGGCAACCAGTTCAAGCCAAGGGATCGCCAATGGGTGGAAATGGACCTCATCGAAAAAGCTGGTGGTAAGTCCTGCCTCATTGGTGTAAAAGACGACATGTGCTATTTCAGCAAGATTACGAAATTGGCCCGTGTCGAAGACTGTGTCATCCAGAATGATGGCGAGACATTCTGCGACGCTTTCCGCAGATGGTACAAGGAGCAAGGACAGTGACAAACACTAACATTCAGACCGCAGGCTATATCCTCAAGACGGCCCACAGCGTCGTCACGACGGAGCGCGGCAACCAGCACGGCGGCGCGGAAGACAGCTTCCAGATGATCGCGGACCTGTGGTCTACCTACCTGACCAACACGAACAACATGTCTGGCGCTCGGTCACCAGCGGTGTTCATAACGCCGAAAGACGTAGCCTTGATGATGGACCTGCTCAAGACGGCACGTCATGTTCATGGTAACCCGCTCAACGAAGATAACTTCGTCGACAAGGCGGGTTATTCAAGCCTCGCGGCGTCGATGGCGGGCATCAAGCCCAAGGAAACCCCCACGGCGATGACGGACCGCCTCGTCGCCAAGTCGGGCGTTGACCTTACTTCGGCCCAACTCGACACTTCGTCGGTTGCCGCCATCGCTCGCTCGTTGGCCCCACGGAGCCACCCCGATGCAGAATGAACTATTCGAATACAACGGCGTTCACGTCCTCGTCGATGGGCAGTTTGGTTCCACGGGTAAGGGCGCGCTCGCAGCGTGGCTGGCTGAGAAGGCTAACGAACAGGGCCTGGCCTTCGAATTTGTAGTGAGCAACGCTGGTCCCAATTCCGGTCACACGTTCTACGATTGCTACGACACCAAGCACGTTCTCAAGCAGCTGCCCACTTTCGCTGTTGCGGCCTACGAGAACGGTTACGTCAACGTCCCTGTCGTGTACCTGTCAGCTGGTGCTGTCATCGACCCAGAAATCCTCGCAGCGGAGGCGCACCGATACCCCGGCCTCGTGATCTACGTCGACCCAATGGCGGCGATCATCAGTCACGCCGACAAAGAGGCCGAAATGACGGGTAGCATCGCTGCCGTCGCTGGTACCCGGTCAGGCAACGGACAGGCTATCGCCAACAAGGTACTCCGAAAAGTCGACGCGGTGTACGGGTCTTTCGCTGAGCTTAACCCGCAGTACATGCCGTCGAATGTACACTGCAAGCGCATCATACTGAACTCCCCCGACACTTTGGTGTTTGTGGAAGTTAGCCAAGGATTTTCGCTCGGTATCAACTCGGAATTCTACCCTAAGGTGACGTCTCGGGAATGCACCGTGGCTCAAGCCTGCGCCGATGCTCGCATCAACCCCCGCCTCGTCGAGAAGGTGTACGTTTGCGCCCGCACTTTCCCGATCCGGGTAGGCAACGTCGATGGGTTCTCGTCGGGGGGCCATTACCCCGACCAAGTCGAGACGACGTGGGAAGACGTAGGTCAGCCGCCAGAATTGACAACGGTGACGCAGCGGGTTCGGCGGGTGTTTACCTTCTCCGAGCAGCAGCTACAAGAAGCCGTGGACTGTAACGGTGCTAACTTCGTGTTCATCAACTTCATGAACTACCTCGACGAGGCAGGGCAGGTGGCGATGCTCGAAACGCTCGACGGCATCCGGGATAACAGTCAGCAGTGGTTCGACATCATTCAAGGCTACGGTGCACGCTCGAAGAACATTCGATTTTAACATCGGCGGGGAGCAATCCCCGCCTCAACGCTACGAGGGTAAAATGTCGGATCACACACAACCACCACCAAACAACTTCGCCCACCCGTCGGCGCTGTCCGATGACGAAGTAAAGCTACTGGTGGATCGCAGCCGCGCAAAATTCGAAACTCTGGCAGCATCGCGTCCGGACCCCGGCCCTGATCTGTTCTTCACGGTCAAGATTCCCGCCGCGATGGCGCACTACTCCGACGACATTCGTCGCTTCGTCGACGCGATGGTGTACAAGCTAGAGCGCAATGCTCATAAGGGTAAGTGGGAAAGCTTGACGGTTGACCAAGCTTTCAAGTTGCTCGAAGGCGAAGTCGAAGAACTACGCCGGGAAATCGGCGGCAACTCGGTCAAGACGATCCTCGAAGCGGCGGACGTCGCCAACTTCGCCTTGATGGTCGCCAACATCGCGGTGGAGCGCGGCAAATGACTCAGATTTTTGGTGAATTGGACCACAGGCTTTCGGTGGTTCCCCGCTGGTCGGTGCTGCATACAATTCAGACGCAGTCCGTGGCGGAACACTGCTTCAACGTCGAAAGGATAGCCACCCGCATCGCCAAAGAGTGGTTTGGCATCCTCAAGATTGAGGAATTGTACGCGATTTCGCAGCATTCGCTGAACCACGACAATCTCGAAGCGGTGATGGGCGACCCGCCGACGATGGTGAAGCCGTACATCGACGAAACGGCGATGGCTCACGATCACCAAGACCTGATTCCAGTGAGCATTATTCGCGACGACCTGCGTCGCATCGTCAAACTAGCGGATCTGTTGGAGGGGTATCACTTCATATGTGTTGAACGGCTACTCGGAAACCGTTTCGTGGAAAATCACTTCAAAAACTACGACATTGAAATCGATAATTACGTGGTCAGTGCGTTCGGCGACCGTGATATGTTTGAGCTATATGTCGCGCCGTTGATGCGTTCTATGGCTAACGACATTTCTGAACGACACTCGAAAAGGGGCCGGTAATGTGGGAACCACAAGGCGCACAAAAAGAAGCGTTGAAGCGTAGCCGAGGCCACACGGGGTTCGGCTACTTCATGGAGCAGGGCCTGGGTAAGACTAGCACCACGTACGGGGACTTTCTGGAACACTCCGTGAGCCACGACTTGTCCCGGATGGTGACGATCGCCCCCAACTCCTTCAAGGGTGGGTGGGCCGACGAGGTAGACAAGTTCAGCTTCCCCGTCACCCCGATCGTGGTGGAATCGGGCAACCACGTGTATGTCAGATCGATGATGAAGCGCGGGTTCAACACCCGCCCCAACTTGATCGTCAATTACGAGGCCATACGACATCAGTCGACACAGGACTTGATACGTGACTTTGTCCGCGATCGCCGCTGCTACGTGGCGTCGGATGAGAGCATAAAGCTCAAGAACCACAAGTCGGACCAGACGCTCGCAGCGTTGGAGTTGGCCCAGTTGTTTGAGTTCCGGCGCATCCTTTCGGGCAAGCCCATGTCCCAAGGGCCGCATGATCTTTGGGCGCAAATGCGTTTCATCGGCAAGCTGCAAGGCAAGGCGTTTTACCCGTTCAAAACCGCCTTCTGCCGGATGGGCGGGTTCAAGGCTAAGCAGATCGTCGGAGCGCAGAACGAGGAAATTCTCGCCCAACTGATCGATCCGTGGGTGTTCCGCGCCACTAAGGCGGAGTGGACCGACCTACCACCCAAGATTTCGACCACCCGCGAATACAAACTCACCCCTGCTATGCTTTCGATGTACCGGAAGATGGAGGAAGAGTTCGTGTTGTGGCTGAACGAAGACGAAAACGTCAGCGTCGATAGCGCGATCACAAAATACATCAAGCTCGCGCAGATCCAAGCGGGCTTTATCCTCGACGAGAACCACAAAGCACACTTGCTGGTTGAATCAAAGAACAACCCGCGCCTCAACGCACTGGAAGACTTCTACGAAGAGACTACGGGCAAGCTGATCGTGGTGTACAACCACAAGCTGGTGCGCCCGATGCTTTACGAACGCTTCGAGAAGATGAACCCGTGCCATATCTCCGGGGGGATGACGCCCGATGAAATCAAGGAACATAAGCACCGCTTCAACACCGAAAAGAACTGCCGTATGATGTTCATCACGAAAGCGGCAAAATACGGGCACACGCTTCTAGGTCTCGACGCTCTAGAGGATCACTGCACGACGATGGCCTTCTACGAAAACACCTACTCGCTCGATGACCGGTCGCAACTGGAAGACCGTAACCACCGCATCGGGCAGCTAGGGTCCGGCAACCTGTACGCCGACATAGTGGGAACACCGCTCGACAGGGCGGCGACGGCAGCACTTCAACGTAAGGAATCGGTTTTCCAAGCCGTATTCCAACATGTAGGGAAAAAGAAATGAGCCCGCACCGACTGATGGGAATCTACCTCGCGTTCTGTGCGATGGTATACGCGCAAGCCCGGCCCACCTTGGAGGGCTGGCCGGACAAGATCGCGTTATCGTGCTTCTTTGCG